GTCAAGCAATCTACTTGGCTCAACTCTCTATGCGTCCTGATCCTGATCAAGCGACTCACCGTGACATCATCTGTTCGCTTACAGCGATGAAGTTGATAATTGGTGATGACGGCTTACCGGATCCAGAACCTGAGGATATGATGGACGAATACCGTCCACATCTCCGCGCTCAAGTGGAACTATGTTTGGAACCACTTAAGTGTAGAGTTATTACGAAAGGAGAGAGCGTCCCCTATTGGCTAGCCCAGACATACCAGAAGGCCATGTGGCAATCGATGCAACGATGTCCTTGTTTTGCGTTAACGGGTCAGACCGTCGATGCATCCCATCTCAAGGGTCTTGAGCTCCAAACCAATCGGTTGGGTCTCGATTTCGAGAAATGGGTCAGTGGTGACTATTCTGCGGCAACTGACGGTCTATCGGCCGCAATCAACCAATTATGTATGAAGTCACTTCTGAATTCTGCACAGGCCACCGAGGCCGAGAAGCAGATATGCCGAGCGGTCCTGGGGAACCATGAAATAAGTTACCCCAAACGCCTTGTCGACGCTGATGACGGCCTTGAAAAATTTGAGATGAGAAACGGACAACTCATGGGTTCCATACTCTCGTTCCCGGTGCTGTGTGCCATTAATTTGGCTTCATATTGGTGTGCTCTCGAAGAGTACACAGGTCGCACCTTTAAGAAAGAGGAACTACCGTGCTTGATTAATGGAGATGATATCCTCTTCAAATCCAACGACGCCTTCTATACAGTTTGGCAGAAATGGATCACTAAAGCAGGATTCTCTCTTAGTGTGGGGAAGAACTACATCTCTCCTCACTTCATCACGGTAAATTCAGAGTCATGGCTCCATGTCCGTGGTCACTTTAAAAAGCTCAAGTGGCTTAATTGTGGCCTTCTCCTACAAGAGGCCGAAGGACCAAAAAGAATTCCTATACGCGCGGAAACTGCTGAACGTCCTCTGATACCCAAGCTGCAATGGGTGTTAGATAATTGCGTGAATACCGAAAGAACGTTCAACCGCCTGAAGCACCACTGGCGCCGATCAATTGCAATCTGGACTCGACAGGGATACTACAACTTGTGTACTCCCGTGAGCTTGGGAGGATGTGGACTCGTCCTGCCTCATGAGCTCCGAGATTCGGTCCGATTTACAAAGATTCAGCAACAAATTGCCGGTGCTGCTCACCTTTCAATGAAGAATAAGGTTGGCAGTTTCTCCCGCGAGTGTCCCTCCTCTGGATATCAACGCGTCGCAATCACTGACAGCGTTACAAAAGATGAAATTAGATCCAGGAAAGGAGGTTATCTCGTCCTACGTGGACGAACGGAGCCTGTGCGTGAAAGCGAGCGACGTTTCCATGATCCTGCATGTAGCCAACGGGTGGCTACCTCTTTGCTCAACTGCCAATCAACAACGGTTGGAGAACAGCCAACATATGAGATCAAGGAAATATCGCAACGCAAGATCAACAAGGCGCATAACATTAACGAGGTTATAAAGAAACCGTTCGACGAGCTTCTAGAATTTCGACGATCGACCCAGGGGCCAACTGACGACGTCCCCCTTCCCCCCGAAATGACCTCCTACTATGGAGTATCAACGGATGGGGTAAAAAGGACAGAAATGGCTACGGAACAAATTTCTGATCCACAACCACGAACTCTAGAGCCAGTTATTACATTAGCGAACGTGCCTCGATCGCCCACAGATGGGCTACCCGGCTTCTGTTATCAAGATATATTGAACGCACGCCTATTGGCTGCGGTTCGATCAGTCGGTGAGTCGCCTAGTAGTGATGATGGTGAGGATTCAGAGTCAGACTGGCCCTTTGAAGAAATTCAGGGTCGGCTGTACATTGGTCCTCGCCATCTTTGCTACTGATTGATCAAAAACTGTGAACGACGAGATTAGTAGGGAATTCCCCTCCTAAAACAACCTTCTGCCAAAATGGCCAAGCGATCCCGCCCAGGTGTCAGTAGAAATGCTATCCGTCGGAAGCGTTTTCCTACCCGCAG